GATACAACTATAGATTGGGGTTTAATTGATAATGGAAGAACAAATGTCAGTGGTTTTAAAAAATCGATATTTTTAGATACTGAAGAACGAGATTGTTTTATAGGGGTTGTCAATGAGTCATCTTCAACTGCAGCAGGCGTGGGTATTGCATATAACGCAGGGGGAGGAGACGATCCTAATGTAGCGATATATTTTTGTAGTAATAATCAGGCTTATTTTAGATCACATATAAATTCAGGACACGCTAAGCCCATAGTTAATAATACTTATGATTTAGGGAGTTCAAGCAGACGATGGGATGACGTCTATGCCACCAATGGGACTATTAATACAAGTGACGAAAAAGAAAAACATTCTATTGAAACTTTAGATGAAACAGAAATGACAGATTTTATTTCAAAATTAAATCCAGTAAAATATATATACAATGAAAAAGTTAGGTATCATTGTGGTTTAATCAGTCAAGAAGTAAAAGAGGAGATGCCTTTTGATTGGGGATTATATATACACGATGAAGAAATGGATTCTTATGGTTTAAGATATACTGAATTGATATCACCTATGATATCTGTAATACAAAATTTAATAAAAGAAAATAATAATCTTAAAATAGAGAATGATAACATAAAAAATCGTTTGAATACTATAGAAGAATTGTTAGGAATCTCTTAAATATAAAAATAATATCTCAACTAACTTTATAAAAATGCCTTGTTGTTTTTCATTGAACGATGATGACGAAAAAGATATATTGAAATTGAGATTTAAAGTATTATCTAAAAAATATGATAAGGTGATTGATAAAATAATAGAATTACATACAGCAATACACGAACTTCGTCATAATAACGAAATATTAGTTAATGAATATAATAGATTAAAAATAGAATATGATAATTTTTTTAAAATTTATTATGATGAAATCGAAAAAGAAAAAAAATAATTTATTTACTTAAAATTTTAAAAATTATATATAATAAAATTAAAATTTTGAGTAATTAATCTAATTTAACATAATGCTGGAGTTGTTTGGTGGATGAACCCATATCTTCTAAATCTTCTTCTAAATTTTTCATTTTTTTAACTGTATCTTTATATTTATCAGTTAAAAATACTTTTCTAAACATATTTACAGAAAATTTAGGTTTTTTCATAATTTTATGAAATCTTTGATTAACTTTAACAGATGATAATTTATTTCCTTTAGAATCAAATAATAAGTATTCAGTTGGATTAACTCTTAACCATTTATTTAAAATTAATTTCAATTCTTTAGGAATATCTATTTTGTCTTGACCTTTCGTTTTTGATGTTTTATAAATATTGAAAATCATTGTTTTATTTTTTATAAAATTATCTTTTTCTGTATCAATATTTTTTATTTTCATTTCTGTAAAATCTAATGCTCTTCTTGGTGGAATTAATGTAAATAATGCTAACATTACGAAATCTTGAATTTCTTGTAATTCTTTCATTTTTAGATCACCTTTTTTATAATTAACAGAAGCCCTTTTTTTCATATTATTAAAGATTTTTTTAATCTCTTCTTTTGTCATCCACGCTTCAGTTTCTTTTTCGTTTTTATTACCATTTTTTTTATCTTTATTATAATTGTTAATATCTTTTAACATTTGTTCTTTAAATTTATTATCTCCAGTTATTACTAATAGAGCACTTAATCGTGTTTTTCTAACTGAACCAGGCATATCTTTTAAATATTCTAAAATTTCTTTTGTTTTTTTGAAATCTTTTAAATCATTAAATTTTAAATCTTTTGAAATTGATTTCAAAATAGATGTGTATGTTTTTATACTTTTTTCATTTAAATTAGGTCTTTTTTCCTTAATTAAATCACTTATAGAAACTTGAGAAATCATTTATTTTTATTATATAATTTAGTTTATATATTAATTTTTAAAAATATATAGTTTTTTTTATTTTTTTTTTCTTATATATATATATATTAATAAATGGTTTATAATTTTAAAAAAAATAAAATCAATGGAGATAGAGCAGAAAATGAATTTAAGACTTTATGTATTAAAAATAATAAAGAAATTAAAAATTCAACATTAAAAGAAGATAAATATAAACATATTGATTTTTATGTTAAATTAAAAAAAAATATGAAAACTGTTGATGTTAAAAGTATTAAAAAAGTTTTAGGTGAATATAACAATGATTTATATTATATTGAATTTATTAATGATTATGGATATAAAGGATGGATTTTTTCAGAGGATTTAGATTTAATAGCATTTGAAAATATAAATGAATATAATGTATATAAAAGAAAAGATATATTAGATTTTCTTGAAAAAAAAAAAAATAAATATACAGAAATAAAAAGAAAACTTAATTTTTGTAATACTTATTCAAAATGTATTTTATTACCTAAAAAAGATATAGAACATTTCAAATATTATGAACTGAATAAACATAATAAAACAAACACGATAAAATAAGTATTTTTTTTATTATTGATATAACATCTAACACATCTAAAGATTTGTCTATCTTTTTCTTCATTGAAAAAATATCTTGATGAAAAACAAACTTTTATCATATGAGAAGTATAAAATGTTTGATTACACATATCACATTTTCCTACAAGATATTGATATATATTATATACTAATTCTATAGGGAGATTATTCATATAAATTTAAGCATATAAAATTTATCTACTAACTCCACTTAACATAGAAACTTTTTGAAGATGGTGTGCTGGAGGAACATATGAAGTGGCTGGAGGGGCATCTAAACCTACAATTTCTTGACCTCCACCCAAAGATAAACCTCTTCCTACTCTTCCTCTAATTTTACCTCTTACTGGACCTCTTTTAACTGGAAGCGTTCTCATAGGTGGTTTAAAATCTCCTATTTTTTCTTTAATTCTTTCTTTTATCATTTCTTTTCTTCCAATTCTACCACCTGCTCTTAATCCATCTCCTCCTGCTCTTAATCCTGAACCTAACATTTCTTCAACATCATCTAACGCGTCCATTGCTTCACCTATCGAACCTCCAGCCATTAATCCTAAACCTATTGCTTTAACAGCCATATTTATACCCTTATCTCCATATTTAGCATTCACAGCAGTTAATGCTGGGATCAATGGCGCTGCTGGCGTTCCTGCTAATGCTGTAATACCTGCTTGAATACCCATTTTAGATCCTGTTTTGACACCCTTTCTAATCATTTCTCCTGCTTTTGTATCTTTGATATTTTCTTTATAAAATTTAGGTGCTTTTTTGATAGCCTTACCTGCTTTTTTAAATCCTTTTTTAATATCACCAAATAATCCTGAACCACTCATTTCTGCTTTTACTTCATCGTCATCAACCATATCTGGATTTTTATTAACTTGCATCTCTTCTTCATCTAATTCAAATTGTTTTCCTCTACCTGAATCAAATGCTTTTGTAATTACATTATATTTATGTGGGTGAACTAATAAAACTATTCCCTTACCTTCCATTGATCTATTTTTTTTAGCGAGTCTAATTGCGACACCTTTTCGTAATTTTGCTTTTTGTGCTGGACTTAATTGTAATCGTATAACTCTCATATTTTATATATAATATTATTAGATATTTTATAAATTATAAAAAAAATTTATATTTTTATTTTGTTATCTATTTTATATTATATGATGTGTATAAAAAATATTGATTATGAATGTTTAAATTGTGTTTTGAATTTCTTACTTTTGATAAGTAATTCTATGTCTATGGTTATCACTTGTTATAACTTACAAAATGTTGAATCTTCTATAGAATTTGTTTTAATTTTAATATCGTTATGTGTTTCTATGTTATGTGTTGCTATAAAGCAGTCAATGAAATTAGAAAGTATTATAAAAGAAGAAAAAATAAAGAATTTAATTAAAAAAAGAGATAATATAGATGAATTAATAGAAGAATTATTTTAGTATCCTAACTGTAATAGAATGGTGAAAATTTCGTTAGCCTCTGATTTTGATATATGACCTGTTTGTGATAATTTCAATAATAAAACTTTAAATTCTTTTATCATATTTTCGTTATCATTTCCAGCCATAATCATACCACGCATAACGTTAAATTTATTAATATCACTTTGAATTTTTGATAAAGTGGGGGATGGTATTTTTAATCTATCATTTATACCAACTTTTTCAGCCATTTGTGCGAGATAATCTTTTTCATCATCTTTTAAATTATCAACATCTTTAGGATTTACTGATTCACCTGAAATAAAATCATCTATAATTTTTTTCATAGGAGATGACAATCTACGATTTTCTAAACCTTTTATTGAAAACCCCTTTTTACTTCTAAATTGTAATTTTCCACCTTTTAATTGTTTTAAATCTAATTGATATTTACCAAAAGGAAGGTATTTATTCATAGGGTCTTGACGATTTACATAAGAAATATTATGAATTTTGTTTATTTTGAAATCTGAATTAATGTATTTATTTTCCATATTATATATATATTAATTTATATAATATTTTTTAGTATTTTTTACTTACTTAAAATTTTAATTTTTATTATATATAATTTTTAAAATTTTGAGTAATTAATTTAATTTTTTTTATAAGTTTCTTTTGCTTTTTTCATACATTCTTTTAAAGATAATCCTGGGTTCTCTTTTCTACACTTTGATAAATGTTCCATCCAACTATTCATTTTTTTAGGGGGCATAATTTTTATATATAACTTTAAATTATATTTTATATTTTTCATAAATTTATAATTTTTTTTTCATAATTTCTAAACCACTTTCTAAAATAATTTTTAATAATTTTGAAGGAATACTATACCTATCGCACAATTTCAATTCAACGACTCCTTTAACTTTATTAGGACAATTTTTTTTATCTTCAATAAGATTCATTTGAAAATTACTAAAAAAATCTGTGGGTTTTCTTTTTTGGTCTCCATATAAACAGTATAAAGTTGTTTCTCTATAAAGATTTTTCATTTTTTTATCTTTTCTCATCATACCTCTTGGATTTTCAATAACCCATAATAAATTAGGATTTTTCTTAAAAAAATATTTTATTATTTCAATTGTTTTATATAAAATTTTTGTGCCTAATTTAGCCCTTTCACTTTTAGGTTCTGCTGTTTGTATATCTCTTTCTTTTAAAGGATATGCTAAAGGAGAGAAAGTATTACAAGGAGGACTCGCCCAAATCATATCTGGTATAAAATCAACATCTTTATAATTCCAATCTAAAATGTCAGTTATTATATCTGGTTTAAATATTGCTTCATTATCTAAAGAAACAACATCAAAATCGAGTTTTTTTGCTACTTTACCAACTGAACCTGTTCCTTTAAATAATTCTAATAAAAGAGGTTTTTTTGTTCTTTTTTTTATATTAACACTTCTTCCAATAATCATTTTTTTATATAATAAAAGATTATATTTTTTTTTTGATTGTTTCTGTTTTTGTTAATATTTTTACAGTTCTTCCATCTATTTTATCAGTTGTTTTTTCTGTTGTTGTTTGAATCATTGTTTTTTCACTTTTTTTGTTAGATTTTTCTTCTTTCTCTTTTTTAGGTTCTTCTGTTTCTTTCTTATTGTATGTTTTACTTGCTTTCATTACTGCTTCATTATGTGTTAATGATGAATTTTCTTTTTTTGTTTTTGCTAAATGTTTTATCCATTCCTGATTTTTTTTAGAACCTTGTCCTGTTATTTTTTTAACACCTCTCGCTAACCCTACAACAAATTCACTTATTTTTTGTTTCCACGCTGGTATTTTTTTAGATAATTCTACTACATCTTGTTTAACAAATTTTTTATCATAAGTTGCATCTATAGAATCTAAAGCATTCAATACGAAATCTTGACAGTTATTTTTTAATGGATGATATCCTTTAAATTTTGCATCTCCCATTCGTCTTTTTGTCATATCAACAAATTCATTAATAGTTATATCTTTATTAAATTGAACTGGTGATGTTTCTGCCTTTTTCAAAAATGAATTTTTATTAACTTTTACAAATGTATAGGATTCTTGTTTATCAAAAGCATATTTATCATTTATTAAAATACCTAAATGAAAAAATTTATCGTAAGGTTGTTTTTTTAAGAAAGCATCTACTTTATCGTTTGTTAATTTATTTAATACTTCAACCAATTTATTATCTAATGGTTTTCTGAAAATTTCTATTTTTTTGATTTTTTCTTTTCCAAATTTTTTAATATTTTTGTCAGTTTTAGATCCAAATAAAAATGCGAGACCACCTTCTATTTCTTTTTTAGATTTATGTTTAGGTGCTGGAAGTGGTTTAATAACATCATCATTAAAAGTAATTCTTTTTTTACTCATAAATAATTTATATATTAATAGTTTATATTTTTATTATAACAAAAAAAATATAATTTAAATTATATAACATAATGACAATAGAAAATTTTTATAAAAAATCAGGAATGTCTAAATATTTAATTAAACAAGATAACCCTAATTTACATCTTCATAATCTATCTGTGCTTCCTTTTAGGATGGTTGTAGTTGCTCCTTCAGGTTCAGGAAAAACTAATTTTATTTTGAATATGCTTCAAAAATTTTCAGCAGGTAAAGGCACATTTAATACAATTACAATAATAACTAAAAATAAACAAGAACCCTTATATGAATGGTTAGAAGATAAAACAAAAAAAACAGTTAAAATATTAGAAGGTATTGAAAATATACCATCTTTAGATAAATTCAATAAAGAAGAACAACATATCGTCATTTTTGATGATTTAGTATTAGAAAAAGACCAAAAAAAAATGAATGAATTTTATATTAGAGGTCGTAAAAAAGGAGTTTCTGTATGTTATTTATCACAAAGTTTTTTTAAAATTCCTAAAGTTATTAGAACAAATTGTAATTATTTCGTGATTTTAAAATTATCAGGAAAAAGAGATTTGAATCTAATTTTAAGTGAATTTGAATTAGGTGTATCAAAAAAAGAACTAATGGATATGTATGAATACGCCACAAAAGAAAAATTTAATGTTTTACTAATAGATGTTGAAGCACCAAAAGAAACTAAATTTAGAAAGAACTTTTTAGAATATATTCAACCATAAATTTTATTATTAATGATTTTTTTACTTACTTAAAATTTTAATTTTATTATATATAATTTTTAAAATTTTAAGTAGGCATTTTAGACTCACGAATTACTCAAATTTATATACCTATATTTTTAAGTAATTTATGAGGACTAAAAAATTATATTTCTATACTTTTTGTTTCTTCTGTTCCTTTTTTTTCATTTTCTAATAATTTATTTTCTTTAATCGCTTTATTAATTGGATCCAATATTTCATCAATAAAATCAATACCTAAAATATTCTGTGTTATTACATAACCATTTATTATTTCACCTAATATATCGCCTTTTATTTCATCTAAATATTTGTGTTCTGTATCTATATATTGATTTCTTACTGGTGTTAATTGTTTTGAATAAATATATGTTTTTTCAGGTGTTCTAAAAACCTTTATAGACATTTTCAAAAAAGAATTATATAAGTTCAATACTAAAAGATTCATTATGTATATAATTAATATATATATATTTATTTTCTATATTAATTTATATATTAATTATATTTCATATGTATCCCCAACTTTCATATTATTACGAACACAGAGATTATAAATTACAATATCAAAAAGAATATTATCAAAAAAATAAAGAATGGATTACTAAATATTATAAATCTTACTATGAAAAAAATAAATCTATAGATAAAAAAAATCAAAAAAAAAAATCAAAAAAAAAGAATAAATCTGAAAAACCTATTATTCAACAAGAAAAAAGAGTATTTTCTTTAGTTGTAAGTTTTGATTAGATAAATCTATAATTTGTTATTATATGTATTTTCAATATTGAAAAATAAACATAATAAAAAATAAACATTTATAATATAAATATACATAATTATTTAGGAATACTCCAATCATTATCTTTTAATCTTTTATTGTAATCTTTTATAGATGCTTTTAAAGTTTCTTTATTCCATAATATAAACATACTTAAATAACCAGCCCTTTTAGGATCATCTGTTTCTAAATCTTTCTCGTGTCTTTTATTATAATTTTCTTTTCTTTTTTTATCTTTATGGTCTATAAAAGTCCCAAATTTAGGATTTGTTAATCCAAAATTAACTTTAGTATCATCACTAAAAATTGCTCTAAATCTCTTTTTTCCATTGATTTCTTCAACTTTATCTAATTTATAATTATAGACTCTATATTTATTAAATTCTTTTTTATCTATTTTTCTTGATGGTCCATCCATCAAAACAGAACATAATCTCGCATATCCCCACGAATAAGGATTTTGTTTAGGTCTGCTTCCTGATGTTTGATATGCTTTCATACCTTTATTTTTTATTAATTCTTGTCCTTTTGTTCTTAATAAATTTTTATCAATCCAATCTGTCTCTGTAATTTTATGGTCGTATTTATCTTCAAATTGTTCGCACCAAGGGCTTCTTTTAGATTCAAATTTAACGTCTTTAGGTCTATCTTCACCTTCAAAAATAGATTTTATTTGTTTTTTTAAATCGTCTCCTTTTAATCCTTTTACATATGTTTCAGGAACACTTCTTTTTTTATTTTTATAAGTAATCATAACTTTTTTATAACCATTACCATAAATCATATTTATATAATAATAAATAACAAAAAAAAATATATTTACTTAATTTTTTAAAATTTATATATAATAAAATTAAAATTTTAAGTAAGTAAAAAATCTAATTAAATATATATATATATATAATGAAACTTCCAATATGGTTAAAAAAAATAATAATTGATATATTAGACGATGATGAATTGATTTACATTATTTTTAAATCTTTACATTATTTTAAAGAAAAAACTGATAATGAAATAGATGATTTTGTAATAGAATTTTTAGATAAGAAATTTAATTCTAAAAGATTAACTTCTTTCGATACATTAAAAAAAGATTAATTTCTAATTTCCATATTTTCAATATCTACTTTTATTTCATCCCCATTTTTAGTAATATCATTTACATCTGCTATCTTTTTAGCCTTTTCAAATACTTTATCAAGTCCTTTAGGTTCTTTGTTAGGTTCTTGAAAAAATAATTTTAAAATAAATTCATTTTTCTTCCAATCGACTACTTCATCTAAATCTTCAAATAAATCTAAAAATACAGCAGTATCTAAATAAATATTTCCAGTTCTATTATAAAATTTATTTATAAAATGTAAATAAGCCATTACAAACCAACCACAAGCATCACTCATTAATGATTGAATATTTTTAGTGGTATAGTTTAATTTCTTTTTAAATCTTTTTTCAACAACTTTTTTTATATCTTCAGGAGGAGCCATTCCATAAGAATCAAAATAAAAGGGTGTTATTACTTTATTTACTTTTCCTATATGTAATCCTACCCAATGACTTCCTATATTAGGATTTCCATTTTCATCAAATTCATCCATCAAATTGATAACATAACTTTTATTTGCTTCTAAATCATTAGGTTCTAAATCATCTTTAAAATAAACACCTTTCAGAGGAATTCCCATTTTAGGAGCCAATTCTAACATTTGAAAATTATTTAACATTTTTATATATATATTATATGATAATATTTAAAATACTAAAAAATTTATACACTTTTTTTTTAGTATTTCCACTAAACTAAAAAATAGGTTTCAAAACAACAAAATAACATCTTAATTAAATAATCAATTATTTTTTTTATTTTTTTCATACATTAGATTCTAACTTTTTAATAGCCTCTTCCATTTTTTCATTTTGTTTTATTAAAGTTTGT